CCTGAATGGGAGGTCGCAGATGAACCTTGGCAATTCCTAGCGGCGTGTGAAGAGTATTTCAACTGTGTACTGACGTGTAAACGTAGTTTCACTTCTCTACCTGTAGCAACAGACGCTACATGTAGTGGTCTACAGATACTGGCAGGTCTTGCCAGGGACGCATCGACAGCTAAGCTTGTCAATGTCTTACCATCTGATGAGCCGCAGGATGCATACAAGGTTGTCGCAGCACAAGCTACACCACACGTTCCTGACTCCATTAAACCTCACATGGACAGGCGCGTATGCAAGAGGGTCGTCATGACTGTCCCTTACAATGCTAAACCGTTCTCCAATCGTGGATATATACGTGATGCATTGAAGGAGAAGGGTGTCGAAGTTGACAAAGATGACTTAACTGCAACTGTCAAAGCTGTACGTGATGCCATGGACGTTATCGTTCCTGGACCTATGTCAGTGATGTCGTGGATTGAGTCAGAGGTCAGCAACGCTATTGATCGTGGTCTTGATGAACTCACATGGGAAACACCATCTGGGTTCTCTGTCACACAACGACTGATGAAACCTGAAACTCAAACAGTTGAACTTCAGTTACTCGGTCGTTGTAAGATCAAGGTCTCAACAGGTGACAGCGATAAGGTAGATAAGAACCACCACAAGAACGCTACTGCGCCCAACCTTATCCACTCACTAGATGCAAGCCTCCTGCACCTATCTACATTACGCTTCGACGCTCCGATTTCCCTCATACACGACTCGGTTCTTTGTCGTGCTACTGACATGTCTGTTCTTTCAACCATTGTTCGTGAGACATACATGCACCTCTTTGCGGAGCATGACTACCTAACTTCCTTTGCCCAACAAATTGGGGCAGAGACAGACCCACCGATGATAGGCGATCTTGAGCCTGCATCGGTTATCGAATCCACCTACTTTTTCTGTTAATGGCACGTACCATCATCAAAACTGAACAGCCCGTGATCCTCGAAGGTTATCAGGCTGTACTGCAACCCGGTAAGTTCGGCTACAAGCTCATGGCTGTGGTCGGTCAAGACATTGTTGATCAGCTTGAAGCTGACCGATCTGAGTCCCTGAAGTGGGCTGAATCCAAACTGAAGAACCCAAAGCGCTCGGTTATGAAGCCTGAGCCCTGGGAAGAGGTTTCCGAAGGCAAGTACCAGGTGAAGTTCACTTGGAACGACGAGACCAAACCGCCTGTGGTTGACACCGAAGGCACGCTCATCACTGACGAAAGCACTCCGCTGTACAGTGGTAGCAAGGTCAAGCTGGCTTTCTTCCAGAAGCCTTACATCCTCAAGGACGGTGTGACCTACGGCACTAGCCTGAAGCTCAAGGCTGTGCAAGTCATCTCGCTTGCATCCTCCGCTGGTGTTGACACTGGTGACATGGATGATGCAGACGTGGCTGAGCTGTTCGGCAAGACCGAAGGCTTCAAGGTTGGTGATCCCAACGTGTCCAACGAAGCAGGTGATCCTGAGGACGACTTCTGATGGTTGATTTCAACGTTGAAAAAGATGCAGCCACTGGGCTGTACAAAGGCACACTTACTGTGAACCTGCCTGAACTTACTGCCACTCGTTACAAAGCAGACCGCAATGATTTCAAATACGAAATGCGCCGAGCAATCAGCGAGATCGTAGAAGAGATCATTGAGAAAGGTATTGACGACTAATGGCATTCCGATCCAGACTCGAAGAGAAGGTCGCTGATCTTCTCGTTGAGCTGGGTGTCAAGTATGAATACGAATGTAAGAAAGTCCCGTATGTAATCTCTCACACGTACTGCCCTGACTTCGTTCTTCCGAACGGTGTTCATCTGGAGTGCAAGGGTTACTGGGACTCTGCAGACCGTAAGAAGATCAAATCAGTCAAGGAACAAAACCCTGACCTTGATCTTCGTATGGTCTTTCAGGCACCCTACAATACAATCTCTAAAAAAAGTAAAACAACGTACGCTGCGTGGTGTGACCGAAACAACATCCCGTGGTGTTCGTTTGCAAACATCCCCCTAAAATGGCTGCTATGAGCGGCTCTGAATTTGTACGCCACATGGCGTGTGACAACTGCGGATCGTCTGATGCAAATAGCTTGTACTCAGACGGTCACGCATTTTGTTTCGTGAGGGCAGGGAGAGGAAAACACTCCAGAAGACCGGTAATCCATACCAGGAAGGTG